CCCCCGATCTGCCACTCGCAGGATCCCCAGACGAGTCGTCTCCTGACGACTTTCTGACACTAAACCTTGAGGAACTGCAAGAGATTGCGGATACTTTGGCAAAAGAGGACGCTGACCTCATTGGGGCTGAAGTCTCTCATGAAGCACTCAGCGATGACGCAGAGATCCCAGCATTGAGCGACGACGACCCTGTTGAGGCTACAGCGGTAGACGTAGCATTGGAAGAGGAGATTAGCCTAGAAGTTTTAGACACCGTCCTTGAGGAGTTGATAGTTGATATCGAACCTGTGAAATCTGGATGGGCAGGAACCCCGGCACCAGAAATGAACTACAAAGAAGAAATGGAATTGGCTCATCGGTCCTCGACAGAAGCATTAGAGCAGGTAGCTGCCCTGAAAGACGCTGTAGAGAGGCTGTCCGAGCAAAATGAGAGTCTTAAAGGAAAGAACAGTAAAATTGTTGATGCCTTTAAAGCTCTAAAAGAGAATTTTGATAAAGTAAATTTATCAAATGCAAGATTAATTTATACGAATCGCATTCTAGCAAACGACTCTCTGAATGAGCGACAAAAATCAAAAATTGTCGAAGCGTTGTCAAATGCAGATTCGATTGACGAAGCAAAGGTTATTTTCGAAACTCTTGAAAGCGCAGTGGGAAGTGTAACAGGTAAGGCGCATCCACAATCACTCCGTGAGACCATCGAACGACCTTCTGCCACTTTACCTAGAAGAGCACCAGCCAGAACAGCTAAATCCCCAGCAATGGACCGGTTTCAGCTTCTGGCAGGAATTAAAAAATTAGATTAAATTTAGGAGATACAAAAATGTCTATTTTGAACAAACTAACAGAAGGTGTTGTTCGTCGTGATCTATCTAAAGAAGGTGCCGCTCTTCTCTCCAAGTGGGAAAAGACTGGTCTTCTAGAAGGTCTCGGTGACGAGCGCACTCAGCACGGTATGGCGTGCTTGCTTGAGAATCAAGCTAAAGAACAGGCATTTTTAGATTTTCAAGAAATAGCAGAAGAAACACAACAGTCTTCTAGACCT